CCATCTCACTGTCACCGTCGCCCACAAGACGGGTGTAGACAGCTGACTGTGGGGATGCCTGCTCTGTGTAGTAGCCCAAATAGATGTCTTCGTTCAAATTATGGAGCACGGCGAGTTTCCTGTTTGGGTCGAAGGTGACATATGTTGCCTGAGTAAAGTCTGCTTTTTCTTTCTCTCCGATAGTCTCGGGGCTTATTCTGAGCTGGCACAAAGGAGCAACGCCATAAGATTTTCCTTTGTTGTCGGCAAAGTCAAAAAATGTGGTCAGCGTCGTCTCAACGGTATTGTCGCCAATCTCTTCCTGGGTGTCATACGGATTATAAAGCTCACCTATTTCCATACGGATGTACTTGCCGCTGTAGTCCGGACGCGTGAAGACGATAGCATCTCCTACCTCGTGGCACGTTACGCCGTACAGGCGACAGAAAGCCTCGAGGAATTCACCGTGAGTCATGATGTTGTACTGCTCGACTGGATTTTGGTCAACGTCTGGCACTCCGAAGTGGAAGTCGTTATTGGCTGGGCTTAGAATGTTGCACGGTACCTCCACGTTGAGCGGATGTACTTGCTGCGACTCGTCATCACGCACATCGAAATCAGGCATGACAAGATAGGTGTAGAAGTTGAATTCGTCTTCAAAAATATTCCCGAGTTTACAGAGCCCAGTCGGTGCCCCCCATGCCGCGTCGCTCATCGGCTCGTTAAGGACAGCACCGATAGCGGAAACAATAGGAATATCCACCTCGCGGCGGTAACTTTTGTATCTTGATTCGAATGTCTGCGACTGAATGTAACCGCTGAATATCAGCTGTGAGTTCAGCGTAATTCTAACGGACATCTGCGTTCCCGTCTCAGGGAACATCGCCCTCAGTCCGTCTTCTGTCAACTCAATCAGGTGCAGATAGCCTGTCTTTGTCCGAACAGCCTGCAACATGTCGTTAGTCTTGTCTTCCTCAATAACTACAGGATTGTCAGACGGGCATCCTGGAGAACCAGTGACGTCCTTGTTCAGTTCTAAGGCCGAACCCGAATAATTGCGGTCGTCTATCTCAACGCGGCATGTGTTGCCGCTGAACGTTTTGAATGTGAAATACCATCTAAGCATACTACCATCTCCTATTATTACTCTGTACAAACTCACCGCGCTGTGTACGTCTTCCGCGATTGTTAGTTACAAGCGTGATTTCCTCGGCACCGATGACGGCCTCCAGCTGTATATTCTGCACGGGATTGCCCTCCAATGCCCCCGCCAAGGCGTTCTGCTGGAAAGAGTTCAGGACAAGCTCGCCGCTGTTGAGCATGGCGGGCACCCTGTCTCCACTGTAGTTATTTCCGCCGACCCAGCCGCCTGCGGCACGGACCACGCCGCCGTTGGCAAAGAACGGAATGCCACCACTCAGAATCGTCGCAGCGGTATTTGCGTTCAACGCGTATGTGTTGGCAGCGATGGCGGGCGTCTGGAACAGGCTGACGATGGCCGTCACACCGCTGACGACGCTGGACACGGCCGACAGTGTCTCTACGAGCTTGGCGAAGTCGCTGCCGAGGTCGATACCGAGGTTCTTCATACCCGTATTTATGCTCGAGAGTCCGCCGGACAAAGTGCTGAGCTTACCGCTGACATCGGACAGCCCCTTGTAGAATTCCGACGGGCCGCCTTTCTTGCCCCTGTCCGTGTCTTGCGACACCTCGCCGGTGTCTGCGTTTATCTTCAGCGGGACGCGTCCGGCCTCGATGAGTTTGCCATTCAGTTCTTCTTCCAACCATTCTTCTAATCTATTCTGGTCTATGCCATCCGGCGACAGCAGCTGCTGCTGTAGATTCTTGGCAATATCTTTGAGGTCGGCACCCTGTATCCCCATAGACATCAGCTGCCGGATCAATGAAGACATGGTGGTGGCGTCGCGCAACCGCTCGGTCAGTTTTTCGTAAAGGACGCTCCCCAGGTCGGTCTCGTTGATTTGCTGGCGCACTCCGCTGCTAAAGGTGTTAATGCTACCCATGCTCAGCGGAGAATCGCGGAATGCCTTGTTGATACCTTCGGTGCGGGATGCGGTAACGGTGACATCATTGAGCTGAATACCATCACCCTTTCCTTGTGCCAAATTGCGGTAGTACTCTATCTCGCGGTTGCGCCGCTGGAGTGCCGCAATCTCCCTGACGATGGCAGCGCGGCGATCCTCTGAGGCGCGCACGAACTCGTCGCTCAACTCTCCGATGATACGCTGGTTGCGCTGGTATTCCGTTTCGACGCTCTTGGTTTTCTTATCATCGGAGCCACCGCTTCCGCCACCTCCGCTGGCTTTGGTGTCGTCGGTAATGATAGACTGTGAACCGCCGAAGATGTTGACCTTTGACATTGAATCGTTCAGTGCATTACTGAATTTATCGGCGACAACCTTCCACGCCTTGCCAGAATTGGATGCGATAGTGCGCATGGCATTTCCGTAGGCTGACACCATCTTACGAGCACCGTCTGCAATATCGTCCGGATTGAAGGAGAGAGCCCCCTTGATGACTTTCCCCAATCCTACAGCCGACTCGGCAAAAGCTCTGAACGGTGCTATCAGGTTCTGCAAGGCAATCTTCACGAGGTCAACGGCCCCGGCCACGCCAGCCATCTGGACTCGCACGAAGCTGCTGTTGTTATACAAGTCGACGAAGGCGTCGGCGACACGCTGTGCAAAGTTGAGAACCTGCTTCAGCGCGTCGTTGGCAAACTGGAGAGCGGCAACCTTCAGGTCATTCCACATCTGGGTACCCTGACTGGTCAGCGGTGCCATAGTGCGCCCGAGCTCCATCATCTGGTCGTTGACGTCGGCTTGGGCGCGTGCCGCGCGGTCGGCGGCAGTCTCCACGTAGTCGCCGGCGCGGGACATCTGCTCACGGATGATTTCACCGACGGCCTTGGTCATGTCGCCGCCGTCCTTCATACGAGCCTTTATCTGCGTAGCCGACAGTCCGAGGTTGTCGAGAATCATGAGCGACTTACGCCCGAGACCCGTCACGATGGAGTTTACCATGTAGTCTACGGACTGGCCAGTGTCGCGTGCTTTCTGCTGGGCAAAGGCAAGCATCGTGCCCAGTTCCTCGACGGGCAGGCCAAAGTCGTTGAATTGCACGGCAGCCTTCATCAGTTCCAGTTCAGAGACGGTGCCGTGCGTGGCCTCTTTCAGGCGGTTCATGAGCTCTGGGTTGCCAAGCCGCTCGTAGGCCATGCGTACACCCTCTGCCTGTGTGGCCAGGGTTGTGCTTTCGGTAACAACGTCGATGATGGCATTCTTCAGGGCGTTCATGGCCTGGACACCAAGCTCGGCGGCTCGGGCGTAGACGTTTCCGCTGAAGACGGCCATCGTGCCGCCGGACAGCCCCCCGCCGGCTGACGGCTGCGGCATATTGCTCATTCCCTGCATCTCGGCCTTGGCGGAGCGGATGCGCTGCTGAAGCTGCTCGAGCGACTGCGACAGGGCCTGTGCCCAATCGGAGTTCTTCTGCTGGTCGCTGAGCTGGTTGTATGCCCTGGCAGCCTCGTTGTATGCACTGACAAGCTCCTGTACGCGCTGTTTGGCATTGCCTGTCGACGTGGCGGTAGTTCCCAGCGCACGGGCAGCATCGACGCTCTTCTGCGTAAAGACACTGAAGCCCTCGCTGGCCTGCGTGGCGGTGCGGCTAAGGTCCGACAGGCTCCGCGCGGCTTCGCGCAGCTTGCTATCGTACTGGGTGGTTTCTATTTTGAACCTGGTGATTACTTCTGCCATATATCTTTATATTGTATGGAATTCCTGTTGTAACATCCGCTCTATCTCCGTGGCGACGCGGCTGGCGGCGGCGTCGAGTTGGAACGCCGACGAGCGTCCGAACCAATGGCGTGCCGTAAGATGGCCGCGTCCGCCGAAGCGCGTCTCGCGGTCGGCAGTGCCGGCGTTAAGAAACCGCAGGATAAATCCACGGTCTTTGCCCTCGTAGCTCTCGACTTGCATAGTGCGTTCACTTCGCCGGCGGCGGTTGCCACCGCGCTGACCGGGGGTTTCGTCCAACTTGCGCGGTTTCTGGTAGCGTGTGGCGGAACCGCGGCGGCGTGGGCTGAGGATGTTGATCTGTCCGCCAAGTACCTGACGGTACACCGACGAGCGCACGGCCTTGTAGGCGTGCCGCGGGTCATTCTCCAGCACGTTCTGCGCGTCCTTTACAACGTTCTTGCGGGCCTGGCTGATGGCACGGCGGATGATAGACTGCAACTCGCGCCGGGTGGCCGGGTTGTCGGTCTGCATACGGGCCAGTGCCCGACGGTACTGTTCAATGCCTGTTACGGTGATTGCATCTTGTGCCATTACGTGAAACCGCCCGATTAGTGGGGTTACTAATCGGGCGGTTCCGTGGCAGGGGTTTACTGTCGCGTCATTTCTTGCGCAGCACGGAGAACAGGAGGATGGCTGTTCCCTTCTGATTCTCGACAATAATCAGGTGTACGAAGGTGTCGTCATAGACGGTGAAGGTCTGTTCACCCTTCTCGTTGACATTTATTTTTAGATGTATTCCGTCCTTCCACGACTTTACGGCCTCCGTATTTCCCGTCCGGCTGTTGACGACCTTGAGCGTAATGAAGTTCTTGTCGCCAAACGTCTCATTGGTCAGTTCCCATCTGAGGGGTTTGAAGTCACGAAGCGACACGCCGGCTCCTCTGGTGAGCATGATGGCATCACCGCCTATGTTGAAGTTGGTAGTGATTTCCACGACGCGATTCTCTTTCTTGGCGACTTGTGTGCTGTCGGCAGCAGTACTGTCCGGCGGTACCGTCTGTGCCGTTGCGGTCATGCAGCCAATAGCGGAGGCAAGGATAATAAGTAATGCAATTCTTTTCATACTCTTTTCTGTTTTAGTGGTTTTTGATGGGGCAAAGATACTAAAAAAAATCGGAATAGCGTGCAACTATTCCGTTTTTTCTTTGGCAGGGCCGGCATTTGGCGGGCTTCCTGCTGCATTTCCGGTGTTGATGCTGGCCATGAGGTCGAGCAGTTCCTGCTTGTCTTCCTCGCTGATGGGCGGCTCGTCATCCCTGTCGTCATCGTCTTCAAAGATGGACGGGAATAGATCGGCGACGGTCTTGCCCTTCGGGTCGCGCATGGCATAGGTGGCGGCATAGACGCACTCGGCCATCATCTGGTAGGCCAACCGGTGGCGGCGCCGATAGCCGCGTATGATGCGGCGGGCTTCCCAGAACGGTATTTCATACAGGAATTCGCGGCGCGGTATGCCCATTTCGCCCACGAACATCTCATAGATGTCGCGGGCGCCTATGCGTTTTTTGACTTTCCGCCGTCCTTTTCTTCTGGCTCTCCGTCCGGGACATGGTAGAACTTGGTACGCAGTCCGATGACGGTGCCCAGGGCGACGCTCAGGCCCTCTGGCGTAGTGCGCGTCATCAAGTCTTGGTCGGTGACTTCCTGCTTCTTGCCCGTGGCCTGCTCGAAGGCTATCATGGCGGAAAGGATGACGAATATGATTCGCTTTGTATCTGGCATCCGCTCTTGGCTAACGTCAGAAGCGGCGTCCTTGAAGAACATGCTGATGTCTTCGCCGGAGAGATCCTTGTAGGCAATCTCCGTGGCGAAACAATAGCAGAGGTTGACGGCGACGTCGTGCGGCTGATCCCCGTCCTTGACCGGCTGGAGGGTAATGGTGATTTCTTTCTGTAACATAGTGATGGTAATAATTGTGTTTATATGTATAACTTAAAGAAGCGCCAGCCGCTGGTTTTCACAGAAGCGGGCGCGTGGGAGAGAGCATTATGCGCCGACCGTGTAGTCGCCCCAGCCTTGAAGGGTGGCGTCGTAGGTGGCGGACTGGCGATTGGGCGATTTCAGCGCAAGCGAGGTTATCAGCACGCTGCCGCTCATCAGCACGGTGCCCTTTGTGCGCTGGTTGGCACCGCTGACGTTGGCAATCTGGAACTTGACGGGGACGGAGTTCTTGTGTATCTGCTGGAGGTCGTTGAACCCCTTGCCTGCCACCGACGAGGTGATGACGTCGCCCGAGCGCACGAGGGCGTTGGTGGTGATGTCGTAGGACAGGCCTGTGACTTCCTGGACCTGCCAGTTTCCCGTCGTGTCCTTCGTCGTGCTGTCCTCCAGGGAAAGGCTGACGTGTAGCTGCAGGTTTTTCGCTGCGGCCAGGACGGCATCAGGCGTGGCGGTGTTGTCGCTCGAAAGGAACAGACGCACGAACTGGCCCTTGGTGTAGGCGCTTCCCGTGTTGGTCATCACGTCAACGGTGCTGGTGGTCTCCGGCTCGGTTATCAGCGTAAACTGGAGGCTCTTGGTGGCGTTGGCCCTGTCTTCAAACGAGAATGTGGCGTCGTTAATGATGGCCTTGGCTTTGCGGGAGAAGTCCGCGCCTTCGGCCTCGTGGTTCTGGTCGCTTGCTGGGTCCGTCTCGTCCCAGATAAGGGTGAACTGCGTCTGGTTCTTGATGGCCGTCAGCATGGTGGCCACGTCGGCCACGCTCAGCGATTCCACGCTGACCTGTCCCGAGCGGGAAGTCACTTCCGGCTTGCTTGACAGACCGGTGTCGTCCTTTGTACTGGCTTCGTCGGTATTCGCCGTGAGATTGATCGTGGCACTGGTCGCCATAGCCACGCACTTGTAGTTGTTGCTGCTGTCTCCGAGGATGACTCGGAGGTTTTGACCTTGTAATCTTACCATAATTATTTTGTTTTTTAGTTATTAAATAATGTCTACTTGGATGGTGTAGGTGCCGTCTTCCGTGCGGGCGGCGGCTCCTGCGATGAGGGTCTGCCCCTCGCCGAGGGTGGCTTTCTGCTCCTCGACCTTCTGGAAGAGGGCCTCGCGGGTGGGGGCGGTGAGAATCTGCGTGCCCGTCGCCGAGGCGGCTTGGGCTGTGGCCTTGGTGTCGGCGGGGGAACCGCCGCCGGCTGGCTGGGTGGTGGTGTCTTTTTCTTTTGCCATAGCTGTATTGTTTTTAATCGGGGTCGGTGTCACAGGTGAAGGTCAGGCGCTGCCAGTAGCAGGGCTTCAGGTCGTCGTACTGCACCGCGCCGGCCTGCAACTCGTACTGGCTGGGGATGAGCGGGTAGTCCTCGTCTTCGGTGTCCTCGCTGTGCGCCTCAAAGTATGCTTTCACGGCGCGGCGGCAGCGGATGGCGAGGTCTGCGAGCCCAGGACGCTTCTCGGCAGCTATCTCGATGCCTATCTGCACACGGTCGGTCAGCCCGTCCCACTGGTCGTCTTTCGTGGAGTCCTGATTGTTCAGCCCGTCGAACGAGACGATGACGTAGGGCAGCGGGGCGTTCATGGCTTCCTGTTCGGGCAGAGCGATGGCGGTGTTATACACGTCGCCGGCGGGCAGTGCCGCGATGAGGTCAGCGTCTGAGCGCAGGGCCTTTACGAAGATGATGTCTGTCTGTAAGCTCATAACTATATAGCGGTGGTTTGTGTGTTTTGGGTTTACCAAGCCGAGAACGGCCGGGAGTGGTGACGGCTATTCGAGCGGGCCGGTGCCCTCCCATTTGTAGGCTCCCGTCATCAGGTTTCCTTTTGTTGCCTGTGAGTTCCACGTCTTGCAAATGGCCTGTCCTGTTAGCACGTCATTAGGAAATCCTTCAACGCAGACGCGGATGTCAAAGGTACGTCCAACGCGCCCAACGGCATCCTTCAGCGGAGTGGACTCTGCCCACGTACCGTTGTGAAGATAGGATGAAACGGCAGCATAGCCTCCAGATGCCACGTAGGAATACAATCCGTTGTCGTTGTCTCCGCCACCGGCCGCGCAGAGGGCACCGTCGAATGCATCTACGCTGGATGTGGGTACAGCGTTGAGGTCTGTCCTGGTCAGTGCCGCGATACTGTCAAGCAGTGCACTGGTAACAAAGATGTCTCCTCCGTTAATGACTACACACGTCATATTGTTGATGCTCAGTGTATCGAGGAATGCGATGGCCTCGCTTACTGACTCAGAACTGTCCAGACTAAAACTTCTTGACGTTCCGGCCCATTCGCCGGCAGCATCCAAAGTCACCACCATCATTCCCGAGTTATTCATAGTAAATGTACTGATGCCGGAACTGACGAAGGCATTGTTCCCGTTTTCCGAATAGATGTCGGCAGCGTATGCCCGCAGGGCTATCTTGCCACCGTAGGCTTCCAGACACTCAATCAGGTGGTTGGTGCTTATTTTCCATGACTTGCGACCGGCGACGGAGTGATTCCACTCGGAGTCAGTGGCTGACGCCACGCCAATCGTATCGGCGTCGACGTCCAGCGAACACGTCTTCGCAGCAGCAACGGCCACGCCGTCGGCCAGGATGACAAGGTCTTTTCCGTGAAGTATCATTTTTTCTTGCTTTTAATAACCCCCCGCTTTACGGGCGGGGGTTTACCCTCTCTGCCGCCGTGCCCGCCGCTTCTCCGGCGGGTGTTGAGGGTTTACCCTCCTTCTTCTCCGGCCGTGCTGCCTTGTAGTTCTCAAAGGCTGCCTGCCGCTGCTCGTCGGTGAGGGTGAGGGCACCGTTGCTGACGTAGGCATTGTAGATGATGCGGCCCCATGCGTGGCGGTCGCACAGGCGGTCGATGGCGGGCTTGATGGCGGCGAGGTAGTCACTGGCGGCCAAACCGCCAGCCACGCTGTCGACAAACTCCAGCACCAGAAGCGTCGTCGCGCGCTTGCAGTCGGTGACTGCCGAGAGCTTCTCCACCAGTTCGCTGACCGTGTGCTGTTGCCACTCGAAGAGGCGGACGTGCTGCTTGGTCTGCTTGTGATGCCACCAGCCGTTAGGCACTTGCTTTACTATCACTACTTTGTCTGTCACTTGGGGCTTGAAGCCCTCCATGCCGTCGAAGAAGGCGACGGAGCCTACGGTAATCTCTGTCATGATTCCTTTTTTTTTGTTGGGTTAATAATTATCCGTGCGGCGGAACCGCACGGCACACTAAGTTCTCTACACTGCCACCGCCAGCGCCGCCTCCAGCGTCTGGCGGTCGCGCTCACGATATATCTGCGTGGTCTGTGCCGACTGGTGCCCCAGCAGCTGCTGTATGGCATCGAGCGGAGTCCCTTGCTGCGACAGCAGCGTGGCGAAGGTGTGGCGGCTTGAGTGGAAGGTAATGTTGCCCTCCTGACCTATCCGCTGCATCAGCGAGCGTATGACAACGTTCGTTGCGGCATTGCAAGGCAGGTTCATCGAGAGACATTCTATGGTGCCGTAGCTCTTGATGATGTCTGCCGCCTTGCCTTGGAACAGCCGCCCGTAGGGTATCTCCACAGTGAAGCGCGTCTTCACCATCTCCTTCTTGATCCACCCGTCGGCGATGTGGTGGCTTCTCAAACTGATGAAGTCAGAGAAACGCAGACCTGTATAGCAACAAAACATGAAGGCATCGCGCACCATCGCCTCGCGGCCCATAAGTGCCAGACCCTCCAGCTTGCTCAGCTTTTCCTGGGTGACGTAGCCGCGCTTGGCTTGCATCTGTTGGATGCGGTAGCTGTCAAAGGGGTTCTTGGTGAGAATATCACGACGTACAGCCTCGTGCAGTATGGCTCTGAGCTGGCGCAGACGGCCTACGCGAGTGTTGTGCGACATCTTCTTGTCTTTCATCCACTGCTCGTAGTGCTGGATGAAGGGGTAGTCGATGTCGGTCAGTAGCGTACCCTTGCGCCACCGCTCTATAGAGTTCAGCAGTGTCATGTAGCCCTGCTTGGTGTTGGTGCGGCGGTCGCTGTTCTGTACCATCTCGCGTCCGAAGTCGTAAAGCGTGGCCGACGGCGACAGGTGCTGACGTATGGCTTCCTGCATCTGCCACAAACTGACTTGTACGCCGCGCTTGATAAACTCCAGCTCTACGCGCTCAACCTCCATGCGCTGTCGCTGCAGCATGTAGTTCAGACCGTCGCTGAGCGGATGGTTCACCACCATTCCTCTCAGCCACTGCTCCGGCCTTACATACACGTGGGTGCTCAGGTAGCGGCGGCGACCCTGCATCTCCATCTCTATCTGTACCAGTCCCTCGCCCTGGCGGTTCAGCCTGTTGGCACGGTTGAAGCACAGGCGGTAGCGTATCTTGTGAATGATGGGCATTGCTTTTTCTCTGTTTTTACCTCACGCTCTGCGAGCGTGTGATAGTTTAAGCGGTAGTAATCATCCTTGGCACCGTCTTGACGTTCAATGTATTGACGGTGTGGCAGTTGCGCTGATTGTGCAAGAGAATCGGCGGCAAAATATTCGCCTATTGTTGCCCGTGGGGTGCAACAATCAGCGAACGTGCCGCCGCGAATCAGATGGAGTATAGCGGACGTACAACTATCTCGTCCTGATCGTTGCGAGTGATGATCTGCTCGTAGTCCTCGCCGCTGAAGTCCACCTCCTGCATATCGTCCCAGCCGTTGCCTTCAGGCAGGTTGCTGACCACCATGCAGTGCGACAGAGCCGGGAACTGCACATAGTAGGCGTATGCCTTGAAGTCCACGTAGTCAAGACTTCCGCTTATAGTGGTATATCGAATGTAACCGCTTATACTGCTTCTTTCAATGTAACCGCTTATAGTGGTATTTACAATGCTACCGCTTATACTGCTTCTTTCAATGTAACCGCTTATAGTGGTATTTTCTATATTACCGCTTATAGTGGTATATCGAATGTAACCGCTTATAGTGGTATTTTGAATGTAACCGCTTAAAACACTTTGGTAAATATTACCGCTTAAAACACTTCGGTAAATATTACCGCTTATAGTGGTATTTACAATGCTACCGCTTATAGTGGTATTTTCTATATTACCGCTTAAAACACTTTGGTAAATATTACCGCTTAAAGTACTGAAGTTAAAACTTCCGCTTAAAGTACTGAAGTTAAAACTTCCGCTTATACTGCTTCTTTCAATGTAACCGCTTATACTGCTTCTTTCAATGTAACCGCTTAGAGTATTGCCAAAGAAGTACCCGGTTATGCGACTGTTTCTGATAGTCGTTCCGGTTTGGTAGTTCACATGCACGCTCATGTGAAGCCCCGTCTTCTTGTCACCATAGATGTACGGCGACAGGTGGAAGTCCGTCACCTTGCCCGTCATGGAGCGGTCGGTGGTCTCGCCACTGGTAAACGCCGTCAGGATGCCCAGCGTGTGACACCACACGGCCTTCGACGGGTCAACCTCAGCCAGAATGCCGTAACTCTCGTAGTTGTCCGTCACGCAGGCGAACATACGGCTGCCGCCGTCCTCCATCTCCAGCCCGCCCCACGAGTCCGTATAGCCGTCGTCGTAGATGTACTGCTCCGAGTAGTAGCCCATGAACGAGTGCAGATACTTACCTAAGTTGTTCAACCGTTGCTGGTCCGTAGGGTTCGCCACGTTGAACGTCAGACGCGCACCGATGACATCCGTCACGTAGCCGTCGTCGTCCATCTCCGTCGGGTAGTCGCTGTTCACGTAGAGGTGGTTCTGTCCCATGATGGGGAAGCGCAGGAACTGCACGTTCTTGAAGTCGTAAGGCAGACGGTTGCCCCACTCGTCCTGCATCTCGTAGATGACACCCTTGCCCTGCTCGGTGTCAGCCCAGTCGTAGTGGTTGCTGTCGTTGTCGAGCGTGTACTTCAGCTGCCATGCCTCCAGCCGTGCATTCTGGAAGTACGTGTCGCCGTCGTGCAGAGCGGCGTAAGCCGTCTCACTCAACGTGCTGACCGAATCAGCACGCACAATTACGTCGAACGGATGCCCCGCCGAGCGCGTCATCTGCCGACCCGTCTGCTCGTCGATGTTCTCACCCACCGTCGTCACGTAGTCCGTAATGCGGTAATACTGCCCCGCCTTCAGTGCGCCGGCGGCTTTCAGGGCTACCAGTTCTGCGTAGGTCACGTTGACGGACTGCTGCAACGCCGTGGCGCCTGCTGCCGCACCGCTGCGGATGGCAGCAAGGTCGGCGATGGTGTCCTGCTTGCCCGAGAGCGTGGTATTGATAAGGTTCAGTGCACCCTGTAGTGCCGCGTTGGTCGGCAGGTCTTGCAACTTCGTCACCAGTGCGGCAGTGATGCCGCTCTGGATGGCTGCCCACTGCGCGGCGGTGAAGGGGGTGCTCTCAATCTTATACTCGAAGAGCCACGTCGCGTTGGCGGCGTTGTACTTGTAGCGGTCGTAGTATTCGTTGCCCTGGGCATCCTGCTCGATGACAAAGCCGTAGTCGTTGTTGGTGGGGTTCTGTACCGCCTGCAGCTCGGCAAGCGTCTGGAACGTACCCACGAAGTTGGCGGTGTTCGTGGCTACGGAGTGGTTCACGAACTCTTTGTCGGCGAGTTGGTTCTGCGGCGTGGCCTGTGAGGGGATGACCGCCTCGATGCCGTCGATGTCGCCTTCGGCCTGTGTCAGTCGGATGTTCAGCCCCTGCTCCACGCCCTCGGCGCGGGCTTTCTCCGTGGCTACCTTACCATCTACGGTGTCGATGTTCGTCTGCAAGGTCTGTTCGGCACCCTCGGCACGGGCTTTCTCCGTGGCCACCTTACTGTCCACGGTGTCGATGTCGCTCTCAGCCTTGGTCAGTCGGCTGTCCAGCCCCTGCTCCACACCCTCGGCTCGGGCTTTCTCCGTTGTCACCTTGCCGTCGGCGGTGTCGATGCCCTGCTGTAGCCGCTGCTCGGCGGCTTCCGCGCGGTCTTTCTCCACTTTCACGGCAGCGGCCACATGAGCCTTGTCTGCCAACTGGTTCTCGGCTGATGCCTCGCCGGGTATCAGCGCGTTGATGTCCTCAATACTACGGGTGTCCTTCGGCGCTTGGTTCAGTATCTCCTGAATCTCCTCGCCGGTCTGTGTCACGATGACTGCTCCTTTGATTTCCATGTCTATTGTCGTTATTGATTTATACTACGTTGTGGCGCACACGATGCGGTAGTCCTTCGTGAGCAACAGCAGCCCGTCGCTGCTGATGACGGCACCTTGCGGCAGGTCGCCGTTCCAGTCGCCGGCCGGCTCGTCGCCCGCCAGTCGCATCATGGGCTTCAGCAGTAGGTCGAATGAGTACGGCATGGCACTCATGTTCTGCGCACTCGCCGGCTCACGGTGCTGGTAACTCTGACCGACGAGCAGCAGCGTCGCCTGTATGAGCCGCTTCGGTATGCCGCCGTAGGTCAGTATCACGTCAATCATCGACCGCCGTATGACGTCCAGCGCGGTCTCCTCAGCCGCCTCGCCGTACATCTCCAGCAGGTCGCGCTCCTGGTAGGCCTGCGCGTCGTCGAGCCGCAGCTGCGCCTTGATCTGTTCAAAAGTGAGGTATTTCATCTTTTTGTCTCTTCTTTTATAAAGCGGGCGGAAAGGTGGCGGGGGGTTACTTCATGCCCGCTGGAGAAACGGCGGGAGGGCGGCGGGCAATGGGCACAAAAAGCCCCGTGGTGTGCAGGCTGTGACCTCTGCATCCTCACCACGGGACCGACTGTCAACCACTATTGTGACAGAAAAGAGGATTAGCCGCCAATCTCGTTAGAAGATGCAGGCTCAACGAGCTTGATGAGCTTGAAGGCCTGGGGCTTGCCGGAGGTGTTGCCGTTGACCTT